GCTTCATTCAAGCTGCCCGCATTGAAACTTTTGTAGACGGCACCCCCGGCGCTAACGACATGCCGGGGAGGCTAGTGTTCTCCACTACCGCCGACGGAGCGAGCAGCCCGACGGAGCGGATGAGGATTGATAACGGTGGAACAATAAAAATCCACGGTCAAATGCAGTTTACTGATGGAGCAAGCGGAAACGATAAAGGTGCAATTCAAGCATTTGGTGATGATTTCAGTAATGGCAACCTTCGCTTCTATACAAAAGGAAGCGGGACGCTAACGGAGCGGATGAGGATTGATAATGCAGGAAATGTAACTATTGGCACCGATGGAACCACTTTGATTTTCAATCAAACGTCCGTTACAGGTGTGGTGGTTGAAAGAGCAGGCGCTATGCAATTAGCGCGGTCTGGCGATCAATCTCTGCTAATTAACAGGATTTCTGACGATGGAACACTAGTAAGTTTTTATCAGGACGGAACAATTGAAGGCACAATTTCTGTTTCAGGAAGTACAGTTAGCTACAACGGTGCTCACTTAAGTCGCTGGTCCCAGCTTCCTGGTGGTGCTGAACGCGAAGAAATCCTGCGTGGCACCGTGCTCAGCAACATCGATGAGATGTGCGCTTGGGGTGAAGAAGACAACGAGCAGCTCAACCGCATGAAGGTGAGCGACGTTGAAGGCGACAAGAACGTCTCTGGAGTATTCCAAGGATGGGACGATGATGACGACACCTACACGGACGACTTCTACTGCGCGATGACGGGTGATTTTATCATTCGCATTGCTGAAGGCGTCACGGTTCAACGTGGTGACCTGCTGATGTCCGCTGGTGATGGTACCGCTAAGCCACAAGACGACGACATCATTCGCAGCAAGACCATTGCCAAGGTAACTTCAAATCACATCACCTGCACCTACGACGATGGCAGTTACTGTGTGCCTTGCGTTCTGATGGCTTGCTAAGCGCAGAAGTCCTACTCTTTACCGCTACGGAGCAAAATATACGCTAAACTCACTAAAGTTATTTTTAGCGGGTTTATGGAGACCAAAAAGTTTGGAAGGGGCAAGGCGGCAACGTGTTGCCCTATTTTCTTGCGTTGTTCCATTTGCCAAGAAGAATTATTGGCCGAAAATTTTTATGTACTTAATCGTGCGAAAGGCGGAAAGAAAGATATCCTTGGAAAACAGCGAGCAAGTCGTTGCAAGGAATGCCAGCGGCAATTGTATTTGAAAATCGATCAGCGGTTGAAACTTTATTATGCAGCGAAAGGAAGGGCTGCTCAGCGCGGCATAACTTTTTCTATAACTCCTGAAGATATTGTTATTCCTGAATGCTGTCCCGTTCTTGGAATGAAGCTCATTCCTAAGGTTGGAGGGGGCTCTCTGTCGTCTCGCGTCAATCCAGACGCTCCCACTATTGACAGGATTGACAACGACCGTGGCTATGAGCCTGGAAACATTGCCGTCATATCCCTTCGTGCTAATGTGCTGAAGTCCAACGGCACAGCCTCAGAATTTGAAAAAGTCGTAAAGTACATGAAAAGCCACGGCTTGTAACCATTACCACTAATCACCAATGCCCGTAACAACAATCAAACGCTGTCAATCTGAATCCGAGTGGTGGTGGACAGTTGAAGACTGCGCTGCCGAGTACGACGTAGAGCCTGGCTCTGGCCTCACCATCAAGTATCACGACGACAATGATCAAGTGGGTGAGACAAAGCTAAGCCTTAGCAAGGAAGACGCTCTTCTCATTCGTGATGCAATCAATCAGCTTTATCCGCCCTCTTAGCCGCTTCTACTTCTATGTCTGAACTTTCACCACAAGCCTGGGCTGTACTAAATGCAGCCTATCAAGCACCTGACGATGGAAACGCCACTCGCCAATCCGTTGCCGCCGCTCTGCGAGCTGCTGCGGATCAAGTGCTGCCGGAAGTCGTAAACGCTGTTGGAGATGAGCATGATGACGCTCGCCGTGACCAGTGGGTTCGCATCCGGTGCAAATTCCTTGCCATCGCTGACGAGCTTGAAGCCCAGTAGTCACCTTCACTGATCTCTCTAGGACGGCTTTCCGCCGTCCTTTTCTTTTGCTATTCATTAAACTAAGAAAGACCATTCTTTTTGACCATGGCAATCACTTACCAATGGGGCGTTGCAAATCTCGAACGCCACCTTGCTGATGGAATCGTCTACACGGTTCACTATACAATTTCGGCTGATGATGGCACGTATGCCAGTTCGGCGTATGGCAGTCTCGGTCTTGAAGCTCCTGATGAGGATGATGAAATTCCTTATGCCCAACTCACGCCTGAAATCGTCACTGGCTGGGTGAAGGAAAAGTTTGGCGCTGAAAAAGTAGGAGAAATCGAAGCGGCTTTGGCCGATCAGATTTCTCAGCAGCGCACTCCTACCACGGGCAACGGCCTGCCCTGGAATAGCTAAGCTTTTGTTTTCATCGTCTTTTCATGGCGGCAAAATCAAAGATTGGCATCAGTGGGCAAAAGCTGTTTACGCCTGGCAAGCCTAAAACCACTAGGCAAGGCAATGGCAAAAACAGCAAAGCTAGTCACGGACGCAAACTCCGTAAAGGACAAGGCAAATAAAGACAAGGGCCGAAAGGCCCTTTCTTTTTGTGCGTACAATAAAAGAAAGGCATTATTACCATGGGGCAAGTTATTAGAGGTGGGGAACAGTTTGAAACTGCAATTGCTGCTGATTATCGCGGGCAAATTATACGTCGTGGGATTGACAGTGGAGAAGTAGATGCTTTTGCAAGACAGCGCGTAAGTGAACCATATACACTTTTTGATAGCACGATGCGCTATGACAAGCGCTCTGATATTTGGAATGAAACCATTGCTGGCTCCGCCACGTCAGAGCATAATATTTATCAAAGCTCAGTGCTAATGAGCACTACCACTGCATCGGGTGATAGCGTATTGAGGCGCACGCGCAGGAGATTCCCGTACCAGCCAGGAAAATCGCTGCTTTCTATTCAGAGTTTTGCTGGTTCAGCGCCGGCCAGTGGTCTTATTCAAGAAGTTGGCTTATTTGACGATAGTAACGGTGTAATATTGCGTGCCAGTGGAACAACTTTACAGTTTGTCGTAAGAGGCAAATATTCTGGAAGCGTCACTGAAAATGTGGTTAATCAAGATCAATGGAATATGGACACAGCTCCGTGGCTTGATTTTTCAAAGGCTAATATCTTTGCCACTGATTTGGAGTGGCTTGGCGCTGGGCGCGTAAGGTGTGGCTTTATTCTTGATGGCGAATATTATTATTGTCATGAATTTCTTCATGCAAATAATATTGAGCAGGTGTATATGACCTCAGCAGTGCTACCACAAACCTATCGCATTGCCAATGTCGCTACTGCTGCAAGTGGTGCCACGTTTACGCACATTTGTAGCACGGTAGCAAGCGAAGGGGGCTATGAGCCATACGGAGAAGTATATACAGTCAGTCCTTCTATCGGAAGCATTGTTAACACCAGCGGCGAACGTATTGTTGCTGGCATTCGCATGGCCAGTGGACGTACGGACAATGTAATTATTCCAGTAAAAGTGGATTTGGTAACGGAAGACAATACGACCATTCAATGGCGTCTTCGTCGCAATCCAACCACTTCGGGTGTGGTTTGGGCTGCTAGCGATAATGGGCGAGGAAATGTTGAAACCACTTCTGCTGGTACTATTGTCTCTGGTGGAACGATTGTCAATGCTGGCTTATATTTCAGTGCAGGGTCAGTGGCAATCAATGTACAAGATGGCCTCAGTCTTTCTCTTGGCGTAAATGCCAGTAATGTTAGTGATCAGCTTTTCTTGACTGTTACAAGTTCTGGAAACGCTAAAGCTACTGGCATGCTGGGCTGGATTGAGACTCTTTAATCCTATTGATACATTGACAAATTACAATAAAAGAAAAGGAGAGCCATGGTAACGCCAGGAAGCCACGACATTACAATTTATCAAGGCGCCACTTTTGAGCTGCAAGTGCAATATAAAGACAGCACCGGCACTCCTGTCAACATGAGTGGCTATACCGTGGCTTCTAAGCTCTATGATCGACTGGGAGTAAATAAGCTTGCGGATTTTGCCGTTAGCTATGTGAGCCAGGCCAGTGGTGTTTTTAAGATTCGCCTTGAAGCTTCTGGCACTGAAGCAATTACAGAGCAAGGACAATATGACATCTTGGTAACCGAGCCAGACAGTAGTGCATATTATTTAGTGGAAGGCAATGCCTATGTCAATCGCGGTCTTAGCTGGCAATGACAATTACCGTTCAAGCTTCCAACACAACTATTATTGTCAGCGAACAGCAGTCCTCTGTAGTTGTCAATCAAGAAACAAATGCAATAGAAATTGCCGCGAATGTTCCTGTCTCCATTGAAACCATTGCATCACCATCGGTGAGGCTTGAGCTTTCGGGGGAAGGGCCGCAAGGAGCAATTGGGCCACAAGGAGAAAAAGGAATTAATTTAGACGAAACCGCTAAGATTGATGGAAGTGTTGTTTATTACGACGCAGCATCTTCCAAGTTTAAGGCGGATGCAACTGTTACAACAAACGCCTTAACCGACGGGGGTAATTTTTAATGGCAAACACCATTCGTATTAAGCGTCGCGCTAGTGGTGGCAGCACGGGGGCCCCAAGTTCATTGGCCAATGCTGAATTGGCTTACAACGAAAGCGATGCCGGAAATGGCGTTCTTTACTATGGCTACGGCACTGGTGGCGCTGGTGGTACGGCTACGCAAGTTGTAGCAATTGGTGGCGATGGCGCGTTTGTTAATTTAACTGGCGCTCAAACGATTAGCGGCAACAAAACACTTACTGGCACCATTTCTGCCAGTGGCGCCACTATTGATGGCTTTAGCACTACTGGCAATGTAACAATTGGTGGCAATTTAACAGTTAATGGCACTACTACCACTGTAAATAGCACAACTGTTACTGTCGACGATAAAAATATTGAACTTGGTAGTGTAGCTAGCCCCACTGACACCACTGCAGATGGCGGAGGTATTCTTCTTAAGGGAGATTCTGATAAGACTTTTAATTGGGTGAATGCCACTGATGCATGGACAAGCAGCGAACATTTAGATATTGCCAGTGGCAAGTCTTACTTTATTAATGGAAGCAATGTCTTAAGCGGTTCTGCGCTTGGCAGTGGAATTACGTCTTCTAGTTTGACTGGCGTTGGTACTATTGGCACTGGTGTTTGGCAAGGCACGACAATTGCAGTTGGATATGGTGGCACTGGGCAGTCTTCTTATACAAATGGCCAGCTTTTAATTGGCAACACAGATACTGGTGGCTTAACCAAGGCCACACTAACTGCCGGCACTGGCGTTTCCATTACAAACGCGGCTGGCAGTATTACCATTGCTGCCACTGGCACAAGTTTTAGCGCTGGTGATGGTTTAGATCTTGTAGACAACACTTTAAGCGTTGATTTAAAGGCAAATGGTGGTCTTGTCATTGAAAGCACGGAATTAGCCTTAGATCTTGGTGCTTCTAGTATCACTGGTACATTAGCCGTAGGCGATGGTGGCACTGGTGCAACCACATTGACTGGTCTTATTAAAGGCAATGGAACGAGCGCATTTACTGCCGCAGTAGCTGGCACCGATTATCTTGATACAACAAGCACTATTGATGGTGGAACGTTCTAATGCCTCGTCAAAATAAAATTATTCTTCGCAACGGCACTACCACGCCAAGCGCGGGTGATTTTGATATTGGAGAACCTGCATGGGATAAAACAGCAGGCAAGCTTTACGTGAAAAATGCTGCTGGCTCTATGGTTGACGTTGGAGCCGGCGGCGCATCTTTTACTGGTGGCACCTTAACAAGTAATTTGACGGTAGCTAGTGGCACCACTTCTCTTTCTCCTTTAACTTTTCAGGCGGGCACGAATTTAACTAATGCCACCGCAGGAACAATGGAGTATGACGGCAGTGTTTTTTACAGCACCCCCTCTGCTCGTGGAATAACACCCTCTTTATTGACCTACAGGCTAGATGCTAATTTAGCAGGTCAAGCAGTAACGACATCACAAAATATTTTTGGTGTTGGCGCCACTGTCAATGCAAGCACAATTTATGGCTTCCGAATAGTTGGGACAATTGCTAAAACATCGGGAACAGGCTCTCATAGTGTATCACTGGGCTTTGATAATAGCACTGCAACATTTAACAATTTGTACGCGCAAGGTTTTTATCACAATATTCAAGCCGCTCCAAATGCGTCTAACGTGACAGCAACGGCTAGTTTATTTTATGGCGTTCATACATCAACAGCCGTATTGGCATATGTCACTGGCATTTCCGGCGCCACTCGTACTGGTACATTTCTTCTTTCAGGTTCGTTTAGCGTAAATGCAGGGGGAACATTTACTCCTGTATTTAAAATATCAGCTACAACAGCAGGCGTTTATAGCACACTAGCTGGCTCCTATATGGAGATATGGCCGATGGGAGCGGCGGGAAACAATATTTCAGTGGGTCCTTGGGCGTGATCCTGGTAGCATGATGTGGTCGTTTGGCTTATCAAAGTGACTTTTAGCGACCAATGGTACAAGCAGCAAGTGGATCACATCTCTGAAGCTCTTCAAGAGCTGCTCACGGACGATGACCCTGCCATCGCCATTAAGGGACTAAGCGAAGCCATCAATGAGTGGGAAACTTACCACGAAAAGGAGCTGGCTAAATGGAAGCGCCTCAGGGCGCTTCTGAATTGGGGAGCTGGTACGTAATCCGCAGCTCTCCTCCTAATGCCTTCACAGCCTCGCTAGCGCCTGCTGGCGGGGCTTTTTCAATGAGAACAGACGGAACAATAGCATCAGGAAGTGGAGTGATTTTGGCGTCAGGAAAAAGCTTATGGGCTTCCCACGCGAGGGCATTAGCTTTGTTTTCTCTTTCTTCTTTTTCCCATTGCGCCACGAGAGAAGCCGTTTGTTTATCAACAGCTTCCATGACGATTTTAGTTTTCCATTCTGTCCAATCTGGGCGGCAATGCGCCATCAACAGTTTGAACCATGGAGAAAAAGCAAGAGAGGGCCATCGCGAGACGGCCCAGAGTCCTGCTTCGTAGCAGAGAGCATTAAACCAACTTTCGCGCGTCACTGACTTTCTTGCCAAACGGAACAGAAAATTTTTCCCTGCCTATAAAGCGGAAGAATTTTGTCGCGAAGATCAATATTTCTAGTCCTTAAACATCCGTGAGAAGGAACAAGCGGCTGATGAGGCGCCCATGCACCTGGCCAGCCATTAGCACTACCACCGCCGTGGCACGCGATACCAGCCCTTCCATTGTTTCGCTCTTGTCCTTCAAGGTCAATCATGTCGAAAGTGTACCAGCCATAGGCCATTAGCGTGCGATCATATGCGGGCTTATCACCCACGCGCTCGTAGTCCTTGTACACATCTCCGAATAGGTAGACCCCTGGCGGCGTGTCACTATTTTGGATGCGCCATTCAAAGTCACTATATTGCCCACGAGCAAGACAAGGAATTTCCCACAAAAGCTTTCCTTCATAGGAAAAAGCTTTCATGGTTTCCACTGCATCGTTTACGACAAGATGATGGTCGCCAAGCTTAAAGCCAAAATCATGCGGACGCTTCTTAGGGCCAATCATGGTAATTTTTGTTGATTCAGGAGCATACTCTTTCATGAGCCTAGAAAGCTTTGCAGGATAATCAGGATCCGTTGCATAGCTTTGTTCCTTGAGCATGCGTGCCGCCGCATAGCGATTAGGCGCATTATTGACGCCCTTAAATTGACGATAGTCTTTATACCAGCGGGTTACAAGATATTCAATGCAGGCAGCAAGACTGGGAAAGTCAATAAAGCCTGCCTTGATTGTCACCCATTGACCATCGTAAAATTCTTGAGTGGAAGTAGTAGTGCCCGCCCCCTTTAGTCCTAGAAAATTATTTTTGCCAGACGTGTGCTTTCCAAAGCCGCTTTCTAAGCAGCACTGTGCAGCAACAAGTTCTGGATAACGGGCACCACATTTACGGGCAATTGCAAAGCATTCATTCCAGAATGCTCTATTGGAAGCCCACATGGCCTCAGTCCTTCACGCGGAAGATAGCCTTAAGGCCAGTCAGGATCAGTTGCAGGATATTGTTTTCCTTGTAGGGAGTGCGCTCAATAATTTGGTCAAGAGCAGCAACAATGATGCCACCAACAACGAACCATTCGACGCCAGTCATGATGATTCTCCTAAGGAGTGTTTTCTATAGCCTAGCGTTTGATTTCAAGGCTGCGCACACGTCCTTCCAAATCGCTCATTTTGTCAGTGAGAGCACTAAGTTTTTCAGTGACGCTTTCAATTTGTACTGCCACTTTGGCTTGTTGATTGCCGACAGTAATAAGCATGGCTCCTGTGGAAAGAAGCATGCCAGCCGTGATAGTGGCCACGAAATTGGCCATGCCTTCTTTGAAAAAGTCCATGGATGTGTCCTGCAGTTTTAATGATAGCCAAAACGCATTATTTGCTTGTTGCCCGTTAGATTATTTGCAGAAAAAGTAAATAGTGCCATGCCAAGAGCGAATGGTCCCGATGAGCTGCTTTACTCTCTCATTGAACTTCGCCCTGGAGACGCTAGACGTAGGTTTCGCAAGAGTATTTTTGAAGATTATCCGCTGCGAGGGCCGCTTGGGCAATGCGCTTGTGCGTATTGTGGGCGATGGGATCAGAAGCTAACGATTGATCACATTGTGCCCAAAAGCAAAGGCGGGCCTCATTTTGCAAAATATAATTTAGTGCCAAGTTGTCAAGCATGTAATTTACTGAAAGGGGCGGAGCCTATTTTTGAATGGTGGCGTCCGCAGCGCTTCTGGACTGAAAAGCGAGAAGAAATCTTATTGGCATGGGTGCATCACAATAGTTTTGTTAGCGCCCACACTTCATTGCAGGATATTGAAGCATTTGCTGAAGAGCGTGATTATTACATTCCACCGTCAAAAGAAGAAGCCCCCATTTCTGGGGGCTTTTGTTATACAGAATGGCAGGCAGCTTAGGCTTTGTCTACTGGCGCGAATAGTTCGCCTTCTTTAGGAGGAAGGTCAAAGCGAATGCCAGGAATGGGGCACACGCCATCTTTGCAACCATTGTCAATGTTATTTTCAATGGCAGCAAGAGCTTCACGTTCTTGATCAGTTTCAAGGGCAAAAATAATTTGGTTGAGATACCATTTTGCCTTTTGCAGATCTTCAAGGCCGCCTTTCTTTTCGTAGCGCCAAACGTATTTGATCACATTGCCCTTGCAAAAGCCGCGATAGGCTTCAGCGCTCATGCTTGCCTCAATGCCTTCAATGGCTTCAATGCCGCCATTGTTGTAATGAGAAGGATGATGTACAGGGTGGGAAATAACGGGAGCTTGTTCAAAAGGCATTGCCATTTTCCTCAAATGCTTGGAAAGCTTCTTTAAAGAGAGGGCGGGCCAGTGTGGCCAAGGCTTGAGCGTAGCATTGAATTTCACCCTGGGCATCGGGCTTATCGCGCAATGAAAGGAAATGCAGGAGGGCTTGCAAGCTGCAGGTCCAAGTGAAGCTTGTATACGTTGACATTGGCATGATGCCGCGAGCCTGCTCTTTGCTCACTCCTAGCGTCAGGAGCGCCCTGTAAGCCTGCTTCGCTTGCTCTAGCGCCTTGGCATATTCGATCATCGCCACGTGGTTCATGGAGGGCTCTAGGGGGCCAGCAGAAGCCTGTTTATTGCTGTCGCTTTGATAGCGGAACTGGCGGGGCATGTAGTAGGTGTCATCATCGGCCTCGCAATAGCGGAAGCTCTTTTCGTTCCAGCCAAGCTGATCATTGGCATAGGTGCCACCAATGACATGCTTCCACCATTGACGAGCAATAAACAGCGGAGCCTTAACTTGCCATTTTGTGACAACGCCCCTAAAGGGGCTGGTGTGCTGATGCTTCACCAAATAGTCAAGAAGCTTCTGATCTTTATCAGTCCATTCAAAAGAGGCTTGATCGAAACTTTGCCGCGCATCGCAAACGATATCAAGCGAAGTTCCCATCCAATCAATGAGCCGCACAAAGCTAATACCGTCATAGAGGGGATCAATGGTTTGAAGAGGAGAGGAAGTCATGAACCAGCAGAAAAGGGCGGAGCCTCTGAAAGCCAATGATAAGCGCCACCTTCGTTTCAGAGTGCCAAACGATGCGGGCTTTTGTTTGTCTTCCGTCTTTTACGAGGGCAGCAATGGTGCCTAGCAAACTAGTGGGCATCCAGCCAGCAGCCGTACATTGTACGTACACGACGGTTTGCCCAACTTCCCAAGTGTGGGACACTGGCGTTTTTGGGAGGGCTCTGAAGGAAGCCGTACCAAGCTTTTCGGCTTTCCTTCCATCGTCCACTGGGTAAACAAACTGCCTGCCATTTTGCTGCATCGCTAGGCTAAAGCAAACGACTAGGGATCAATGTCAAGGCTTTTCAGTGTTCCAGTAGCATTAAGCTATAACGGACGCGACTACATTGCTGAAATGGGGCCTTTCGAGCGGAGCATGGAAAGGGATTTTGCCCTTGTTGCCAATAAAAAAGCATTGGATGAATGCAATGACATTGAAAAGATCAAGGAAGTGGCCTGGAATATGATGCAGGGTTGGAGCAACATGCAAGATGCCACTGCATCGCTTGTGAAAGAAAATCTTGAACTGCGTCAAGCCATGCAAATCCAGCAAATGGACTTAGAAGCAGCAGATGCTTTGCTTGGCGAAGCTGGTGAAGCCATTAAGGCATTCTCAGAACAGCAGCAATCTTCTCAAGCCAAGCGATTTCTTTGGCCGTTTGGGAAGTAAGTAAAAATACTTTCCAGCCACAAAGCATGGCTAAGTTAAACTTTCTGGCGTCTCGCTCGTAGCCAGAGCCAGTAACATGACGGCCACGATTAAAAGTACCGCCTTGTATTTCAATGAGAGAGCGAGAAGGAAGATGTGCAAAATCTGCTCTGTAACGCTTTGAACGCTTGCTTTTTGCATAGCGCTCTTGAAAATCAGCTTCCCAGGCTTCTACATCGCTGAATTCCCGGATCAATGAGAGATCGGGATAGTGAGCTTGCCAAAGCCCAAGAAATTGATCTTCAAGAGCACTCACAAGCTATACAGCAGCAAAGGCCACTTTAGCTTGCTGATTCTGGTATTTGCCATCGCCATAGGCGCTAGCAACGTCACCATCGAGCCTCATAAACATAATTTGTACTATCCCTTCATTGGCATAGATGCGAGCTGGAAAAGCCAGGGGATTGACAATACAAATAGTGAGATAGCCAGACCAGCCAGGCTCAATTGGCGTAACGTTAATGATGGTCCCTTGACGTGCATACGTTGACTTCCCATCCGTGATGCCCATCACATTGTTGGGCATCGAGATGCGCTCAAGGCTAACGCCAAGCGCGTAGGAAAAAGGCGGAAGCACAAAGAACGTGCTGCCATTTTCTTGCCGAGGCTTCTGCTCTTCCATCAGCTCCGTGTCGAAGCTTTTCACATCCAGAGGGAAGTCCTTACTTACGCTGTTATCAATGACCATAAAGCCTTCAGGAGAAAGACGCAGGTCATAACCAGCGTGAGACAAGCCGTAAGACAAAGCTTTCGTGCCATTGTCCAGCTCGCGACGCTTCTCTCCAGTGAAAGGAAAGATGATATCGTTTTCAGCGAGAATGCTAATTTGCTTGTCGTTGAGGAGCATGAAAGAAAAGGGGCGTTGCCGCCCCTGAGAAACAACGATGGAAGAAAGCTTCAGAACAGAGGATCAGAAAAGATCATCGCTGGAAGACGATGCGAAGCTGCTGCCTGCACTTTCGCCGTTCTGCCAGAAGGAAGAATAAGCCTTAGGGCTATTCTCCATCTTGTTGACAGTCACTTGCCCCTTGAAATGGGGGGCAGTGTCCTTGTCGCGCTTGTCGTTGTTCCACAGTGCCACGCGGAAACTGTAGTTTCCTTGTGCATTGGGGCCAGCTTTTTTGGCTGCATTCAGAATGTCGGGAGTGAGATCGACAGTACCGCTGAAAACGGGAAGATTGCCAGAGGGCATGTAGTGTTCCTCAAAAGGAGAGTGGTCGGCCCTGGAGGGGCTCTAGAAGCATAGCGGGTACGGACGAGGAGTCAAGCTCCGCGATCCATGGAAATGGTTAAGGCATTGGTAAGATGTGATTACTTTTCCCCGCGTTGCACTCGCGGCATAGCACTTGCAAGTTTGCAAGATTGTTTGTGCCACCTTTGGATACTGGGTGAATATGGTCAATCTCAAGCACTGCCCCATCCGACCTAGATGCGCCACACATTTGACAAGTATATTTATCTCGGACCAGTATTGCCACGCGATCTTTAGGCTTAATCGCAGACCTCTTGATTGGATTGCTTAAACGACGGGCGTTTTTGTGGTATGCGATATGACTCAATAGTGCCCATGGCGGCCCCCACTCGCATTGTGTTGCCATTTGGGCTGCAAACCAAAAATCATTGCGCTTTGTCTGCTCCCTACAAACGAAGTCGTGCCCTTCTTCTTTGTTCTCTTCGTATTCATCCCTTGCGTCTTTTAAGCGATCATCAAAGACTATATAGATTGGAATACCAAGTGCGTATGCATAACCGATTTCAGTCAGTGTTCCATAGCAGTCTGGTGAATCTATAAATGCATACAACGCATCGCATGTACGGATTTGATACATGCAACGCTCTAGGATTTGTGACCTTGAAAGTCCATTCCAGCCGTCGGGGCAACTTGTCTCTTGCTGAATTTCATATAAATAGTCGCGGCCATGAATCGGTATATCGTGACGCCTTTCCCTCGAAGGTCCAAATAATGTTTGATCTTGCGCGAAAGGATTGTTGATGCCATGATTACTTTTGTGCCAGCATCCATGGTCGCACGATAATGCGCTCGGTCCTCCATAGCGCACCGTTCCCAAATTATATAGATCTAGCGGATTATCGTAGACAGAATGTTCCGACCCTATGGCCCTAGACATGATGCGATCATCCTGGAACAAGCTCCTCCTGTAATCACTGCTTCCTTTGCGAACTTTTCCAGCAAAATAAACCAAGAGTGGTTCAAGTAAATTGCGCTGATTCGCGGAGTTAAAGGTGTGTTCAATGGCCATAATTAAGCTCCACGGTCCATAGAAATGGTTAAGGGGCGTCCACCTGGATAGTGCTCAAGAAAGTATTGCTGAGTCTTTTGAGCCATGATCCCTGCCTGCATAACAAGGTCAGTGCCGTCAAGGCTCACGATTTGAGCCTCTTGTCCTTTGCCCGTATCGGGATCGTAAATTGCGATAGCGCAATGCGCCTCGTTGATTTCGATGCCATACATCTGCTCAATGGCTTGGGAATAAGCTCCGAGCTGCATGCGGTAGTCGCCTAACTGCGTATCAGGCTTTTGTTTGTAGCTTGTCTTCCAATCAAGCAGGGCGATATTGCCGTTGCCCATGGTCGCAAGCATGTCAAACGTGCCTGAGTAGCCAGTTTCAGTGGAGGGGCAGTACCAAGCAATGGCACTTTCCACCAACAATGGACTGGCCACGCTAGTGAGGAAGTTGGCAATGCTGTCGAAATAAGGAACGAACAATGGATGGGAGTCAAGATGACAGTTGATGTCCTCGCCGTTCCAGAAATCCTCTAGCACGCCGTGAAGCCAATTGCCACGTTCTACGGCAGAGCGTGTGCGACGATTGGCTTCCTCATTGCCTACTTTCTTCCTCCAGTTCATGAGCGCTGCAATCTTGCCAGGCGGCGAACACGCGCTCGCAATAGTTGTCACAGAGGGCAAAACAATGCCTTCTGGGGCATTTGGAAAACCGTTCAAAACGTAATTCCGCTTGCCGTTGAGCTGTATCCGATTGGGTTCGTAGCGGGGCAGAGAAGGCATCGAAAGGGCGTCGAGACATACATCGTAACAGGACATTATTCAGGGCAATTTTCAATGTACCATTCAAGTGCTTGGCGAAGAGCGCGATTAACCGATTGATTTTGGTCTAGTCCCAGCATCATTCCGCGAGCATGTGCAAGCGAACGAAATTGAGCGTCTAATTCTGCGTCAATGCGAATATTAAACTGTCGAGTGTTCTTTTTATACGAAGAAGTATCATTTGATGATTTAACGGTTTGCGAATATTTATTGCAACATTCTTCTAGCATTGATGTCAGTGTTATGCCCATTTTATATTTGCGCACCACTTCGGCAAGTTTTTGTTGGTGCTCAAGCGTTAAATACGAAACGGGGCTACGTGAATGACTTAACCGGCACGATTCAGGAGTTACATTTGCAATTTTAAGCATTTTGTAAGCTGTTGATTTTGCCAGTCCATGTTTCTTTGCCCATTCTTCAAGCGTCATTCCAGTTGCATTGACTATTTCGCTTGAATCCAGATGCGCTTGTTTGTAATTCATTACCAAGCGATTGATAGACTCAGGCATTGAATCCCCTTTTCCTCGATTGCAATCAGCGCATAATGTTTGAAGATTAAATTCCTCCGTAAGGCCTCCTTTGCTTCGTGGAATAATGTGGTCAATTTCAAGGCAGTTGGTCGCGCCGCATGCTTGACACTTGAAACCATCGCGCTCTAGGATTTTGTAACGAAGAGTTTTGGAAATTGTTTTGCTCATTTCTCGTTCATGTCCCAGAAGTATTCGCAGCCTTCTTCCGTGCAAGGCGGCGCTGCAAAATAACTTTGGAAGCGATCAGGGGGCGCCATGTAGCGCCAGCAATCTTCCTTGACAGGGCATTCATCCCCCGTGCAGCAAGCAATATCGGGCATGAGAATAGCGCGTGCAGTTTGAAAAAGAAAAGTTCGATCAGCAGCAGGATGCTCAGCAATAGCAAGCAGCATTGCAGCAATACGTTTATCGCTGCTAAGCGTATCCTCGGGAAAGCTCCAGAATGCTTCATGGCAAGCATCAATCAGCGTCCGTCTGTTTGTCAACATCTTTCAGCAAATCTGCAAACTCTTCTGCTTGTACATTGAAGGCATCAACAATGAGAGAACGGGAATAGCCACAGCCCATCAAATAGCAGGTAAAGTCCTCGACAACTTCGTATATGGTTGCCTTGTAGCTCACCACTTCAATGTCAAAGCTTGGATCGCCATAGCGATTAGTGATTGAATGCTTCCATGAATGTTTCCATGGAGAAAGGGAAGAATCATTCATGGCAAAACCAAACTTGCAAGGAACAAAATGAGCAAGGCTAGAGCTGTAGAAGCAAAAGCAACTAACAGGAACAAGCCGAGAGGATCATCAGCTAAAAAGGCTGGAAGGAATGCAATTAAGAGGGGCATTGTCTTCTTTAAGGCAAATGGTTCCAGCAAAGGCCCGCGCAAAGCGGGCCGCTGCTAGATCTATGGCTTTTTTGCAACGAAAGCTTTCATTGCTTCAACCATTGCTTCTGTAGTGTCGCAGGCACGAACAAGATCAATTTCCTTGGTCATCTCTGTTTTAGTAATGACCATTTGCTCTTCTTTCGCCCAGACAGTCATCATGGCCGCTGCCACATTACCAAACTGCTGCCACGTCTTTACTTCTGTGGCACGGGATAAGCCAATAGCTTCCAACGCAGCTTTACCAAGCGCCATGCTGTTCTTCTCATCCGCATAGCCAAATGGATTGGCTTTGCAAATGGTGGTCAGGGCAGTTTTGGCATCAAACGCTTCTCCACTGGTCCCTGCCACGGCGGCGGGAGTATTCCCTCCTTCTCCAGCAGGCTCAGAAGGAGCTTTAGCTCCCGTTGGCGCCTTGCTTGTCCGCGTAGCTTGCTTCGGAGCTTCCTGTTGGAGCGGGAGTTTAGGCGTTCCTTTTTCATCTTCTTTGGGGATGTCTTCGCCTGCATAGAGACGCAGGCCAAGGCCAGTGAAGGTGGCAATAGCTTTTACTGCAGCACGCTGGCAGTTGTCAGAGATGGCGCGACCATCCAGCTCCTTGATGGAATTGTGCTTCCTGTCCATGATCGGGAAGATCAAGGCAACAGTACGACGGCAGCCATCAGTGAGGTAGGGGCGGAGATAGTAAGCACCTGGCGTGCCAAACACTACTTCCCCAATGGTCTTTTCTTCAAAAGCCACAAAATACGTCGGGAAATGCTCCTTTAGATAGCGATAGGCAAAAGGCCAAGACAAATAGGACAAGCCCTTATAGTCCTTCTCAATGTGAGGGCCAATGTCGGGCGTGTCGTAGGCAGCTTTAAAGGCTTCAGCACTAATCTCCAGAGGGGAGAAGATGCCGTTATAACGATCCATTGCAGCTTGTTGGGCAGGGTCCATGGAAGAAAGATCAGACGGGGAATAGAGCATAAAGG